CTTAATGAGTGGAACGGGATAACCGTTGTCCTAGCCTTGGCGGGACAGGGGGCTGCAATAGTGTGGGCTGTAAGTGGGTTAGTCAAAGATGTTGAGAGTAACCGACACGATATTAGCGCAGTGACAAGCCGCATGGGAGCTATGGAATCTACCGCACACCACCAAGCGGTAACAATGGCACGTATCGACGCCAACCTAGATGCAATCCGAGGAGCCATAGACCTGATGATTGCCTCTAAATAATTAACTCAGTTAACTTTTAGAAGGATAAGGCCAATGGTTGCCGAAGTGTTGGCTGGGATTGCTTTAGTAAAAGCGTCCATCACAGGAATTAAAGGGGCAATAGGAGTTGCAAAAGATATTGGGGCAATTACTAGGGATATAGACAACCTTTTTGACGCCTCTAAGCAGCTTAAAAAAGACGAAAAGATGGCAAAGGCTACGGGTGCCTCTGCAACCCAAATTGTCATTGACCAAGAGTTAGCCAAGGAAGCCATTAAAGAGTGTAAAGAGTTGGTGATAGGTCGCTTTGGATTTAACGTATGGCAAGACATTATTAGACTACAACGGGAACAAGCGTTAGTAGCAAAAAATAAAGCCGCTGCGGAGCGTAGGGCCAAAGAAGAAACTCAGGAAATGCTAGGTGAAATGGCGGTGGTAGGAACCAGCGTGGGCATAGGTATCCTGATAATAAGCGTAGTTGCGGCTGTGCTTCTAGCAATAGGGTAATCTAATGACACTTGAAGAACGACAACATATCGACATGAAGGTGTACCAAGCAAACCGTAGGCATATGTGTTGGGGTGCTATGGGCATGATGCTGTTCTGTACCGCTGCAACCATATATGACCCTGCAAGAATGGCAGAGGCCGAAAGTATCCTTATGGCACAGTACCTTGCTCTTTCGGCTTTGGTGGGTGCGTATTTCGCAGTGGGCCATAAAGAAGTATGATTGGCCCCATAGTATCCGCAATCAGTGGTCTTGCTAGTAGTTACATAGACGGTAAGACCGCTATCCAAAAGGCAAACGCAGAGATAGCCCTAAAGAAAGCCACAAGCGAAACCGATTGGGAACAGTCGGCTATAGAGGCTTCTAAGGACAGTTGGAAGGACGAGGCATGGACATGTGTTTTTATTTTAATCCTCGCAGCTAACTTTGTGCCTTCTCTACAGGACCACATGGCAATCGGTTTTGAGAACCTTGAGAACTGCCCAAGCTGGGTCCAATGGGGAATGTATGCGTCCATAGCGGCATCCTTTGGGTTCCGTACTCTCAAGGGCTTTAAGAAATGACGGTGGTGCAGTTTCCACAGGTTGATGGTGTAGCCAAGCAACGCCTTGAGTTAGAACGCCAAACACAAACCATTGCAAAACAAGCCCAAGAGATACGCAGGAAAATAGCTAATGACAACAAGAGATTACAAAAAAGAATACGAGCAATATCACGGCACACCCATACAGAAGAAACGTAGGGCAGGGCGTAACTCCGCTAGGCGATACATGGTAGCAATGGGTCGCGCTAGGAAAGGCGATGGTAAGGATGTTGACCACAGGAACTTTAACACCAACGATAACCGACCCTCAAATCTCCGCATAATGTCCCAAAGTGAAAACAGAAAGAAACAAAGATGACTAGAAAAGTATCAGAGGTTCTTAACGACCTTCATGGGGCCTTGGCTGAAGAACTGCTGGACCGAGTGCGTAGTGGTGAAGCCAAACCATCAGACCTTGGGGTAGCTGTTAAGTTCCTGAAGGACAACGGTATTGAAGCTATCCCAACGGACGGTTCGTACCTACAGCAATTATTTGAGGAACTTCCTTTTGACGAAGACGAAGAAATCAAACTCATCAAAACTCACTGACTTCAGGAACTTCCTGTATATGGTTTGGAAACACCTAAACCTCCCACAACCAACCCCCATACAATACGATATCGCTGAGTACCTACAGAATGGTCCTAGGCGGGAAGTCATAGAAGCCTTCAGGGGCGTAGGGAAATCCTACATTACCAGTGCCTTTGTGGTCCACCAACTACTGCTAGACCCAGAGATTAAAGTTCTGGTTGTTAGTGCCTCTAAAAACCGAAGCGATGACTTCAGTACCTTTACCCAAAGATTAATCAATGACATGCCCGTACTGCAACACTTGCGGCCCAGGGACGAACAAAGGAACTCAAAGATATCCTTCGATGTGGGTCCAGCGGGACCTAGCCATAGCCCTAGTGTTAAGTCTGTGGGTATAACTGGTCAGCTATCGGGGTCCAGAGCCGACATAATAGTAGCCGACGATATCGAGATTCCCAACAACTCAGCAACCCAAATGATGAGGGAAAAACTAGCGGAAGCCGTCAAGGAATTTGATGCTGTACTCAAGCCCGATGGTCGCATAATCTACCTAGGAACCCCACAAACCGAAATGTCTCTCTACGAGGAACTCCCTAGTCGGGGCTATGACGCCCGTATCTGGCCTGCTAGATATCCCTCAGAGGCCGTGAGAAGCCGCTACAGTGGCAGGCTGGCCCCTTTGGTCACAGACCTACTTGACAGAGACACTGAGGCCCTCACAGGGCTTCCCACGGACCCTCTGCGATTTACGGATGAAGACCTGTTGGAACGAGAGCTATCCTACGGACGCTCTGGGTTCAGCCTGCAGTTCATGTTGGACACCTCATTATCAGATGGAGACAGGTATCCCCTGAAGCTCTCAGACCTCATAGTGATGCCCCTTGATAACGACAAAGCTCCCGAAAAGATTATCTGGGGAAGAAACCCACAATACGAAATAAAAGAACTCCCAAATCTGGGGCTTGCTGGTGACAAGTATTATGGCCCCAGTGACACAGTAGGAAGCTACCTAGATTACACAGGGTCCGTCATGGCTGTGGACCCCTCTGGTCGAGGGGCCGACGAGACAGCCTATGCAGTCGTAAAGATGTTGTCTGGTCAGTTGTTCGTAACGGATGCTGGAGGCGTCAAAGGGGGGTACTCCAGTGAAGCCCTGCAAGCCCTCGCAGTAGTCGCCAAGAGAAACAAGGTTAACGAAATAATTGTGGAGAGTAACTTCGGGGATGGGATGTTCACAGAACTCTTTAAGCCCGTCCTGTATAAAGTCCACGATGTAACCATTAACGAAGTCCGACATTCCAAACAAAAGGAACACAGGATTATAGATACACTAGAACCCGTTATGAACCAACACCGCCTAGTCTTTGACCCCAAGGTGATTGAGCGGGATTGGCAGAGCGTCCAAGGGTACTCCCAAGAGAAAGCCCCAAAGTATTGCTTGGCCTACCAAATGACCCGCATAACAAACCTCAGAGGCGCACTGGCCCACGATGACCGCCTAGATGCCCTGAGTATGGCGGTATCCTACTGGACAGAACAAATGGCAGCTTCAGCAGACAAAGCGATGTTCGACAGAAAAGAAGAGTTGCTTATGGACACCCTAGAACGGTTCTCAACGGGTTCGTTACTCAAGAAACAACAGGCCCCAGAAACAACCCAATGGTTCACTGTCCACTAGGTTGTCAATTAATGGACATCTTCGGGAGGGTCCATATATATCTATAGTACCCCTATAGTAGCAGTAAGGCTTTTATAGACACACACCCACATGGATATATCCCTATAGTAGTTCCTGTAAGGAGGTAGATAATGGTAGTCTATGTGATTGTTATGGTCCTTACTCATCAGGACCTCTTTAGTGTCCAAGCACCCAACAATACCTTTAGGACCCTAGAGGATTGTGAGGTAGCCAAAAAGACCTTCCTAGGAATACTAGAAATCAGTAAGCCGCATAAGGATGCCTATGTAGTAGGTCAATGCGTGTCTGTTTCTTTAGGAGCCAATGCGTAACGGTACAGGATACACTCTGGTATTGTTCTGAGGGGGTCCAAAGTTTTCACAGAAAAATCCGAAAGGGTACTTCTACGTACCCATCACGCGCTTACCCCCCGTACCCCTTCGCCCCTGTGCGTCACATCAAGGGGGGCCGTGGGGGGTGTGGGTATCGCTTGGGCTTGCCTATGGGCTTGTTTCGACACAATGCAGGGCCACAATGCCCCACAGTTTGCCACAATCTCTTGTATCCAATTGATTTTATTGCGTTGTATTAGTTCAATAGTCTAACGCTCAGGCTATCCAAGGTGTGAATAGTTAACTCAGTTAATTTTATCGGGTAGGCCTTGGGCTTGTCGCTGGGTTGCGCTGGGTTGCCCCTGAAATCCTAAAGTTAACTCAGTTAATTATCTGGCCTTTCCCTATTTAATCCCATCTATTTTTTTCTTCTTTTCCACAATGACCCTTAGACTTACATTATCCACTATGGTATACCTGTAGGTGCAAAGGGGGCGATAGACCGCCTTGCATAAACCCAAGTTAACAAAAGGAACTAATATCATGACCTCGAAAACTGTAACAACCGCAGAAGCCCAACGCCTCCACAATAGCCAAGCCTTGACCCCTGCCTTTGGTGACGTTCAAGCGACATGCCAAAACATCATAGATATTGAGAGTGGCATCAAGTCCGAAACTGAGGGCCTCAAGGATGTATCCACAACGCTCTTTAATCAAGTCCGTAAGATATCCAAGGTCGAGGGCCTTGCAGCCCCTGACATCTTTAATCACCTTTCGTTCCTTATGGGCTTTGACCATTGGGCAGACAAAGAGACAGGCGCGCCAGACCTATCAGGACCCAAGGTTAAGACAGGGGGCGGCGCATGGCCCAAGGGCAAACTGTCAACCTATCGTTCGTACATCAAGAAATATGAGGAAGTCACCAAAGGCCCCATACATAAGGCCCCTGACATGGTTGCAGTACGTGACGCAATCAAGCCCCCAAAGTCTGACAATATCCTATTGGATGAACTGAGGGCCTATCAGAGCAAAGACAATAAAGACTTTACAGACACCCAACGGGAAGCCGTAGACGCCAAGCTGCACAAGATGTTCATTGCGGTAATCGCTGAGGAACGCAAGGCAGTCCAAGCTATTGCAGCGCAAGCGGCAAAGGTTGAGGCAGACGCCATTGCAGCGACACGCGACACAGCAAAGAAAGAGGCCGCTGCAAAAGCCAAGG